TTCTGGAAATGTAAGTGGCATAGTTACTGGATACTATGGTAACTTCTTTGATACTACAATACAAACAATGGTTGGAGTAAATACTCACCAACCAGTTAGACTAAACACAACAGACCTTTCAAATCAAGTATCAATAGCAAATAGTTCTCATATTGTTATTGCAAATAGTGGTGTTTATAATATTCAGTTTTCTTTGCAGATAGACAAAGCTACTGCTGCTGGTGCTCATATTTACATATGGTTAAGAAAAAATGGATTAGATGTTCCAAATAGTGCAACAGAACTAGCAGTTCAGGGAACTTTTTCTGAAGTTGTTGCTGCATGGAACTTCGTAGTAGAATCAAATGCAAATGATTATTACGAACTTATGATAAGTGCAACAGACAGTAATATACGATTAAAGGCACGTTCCATAAATGGAGTGGTTCCAGCAATACCATCAGTTATTGTGAGTGTGGTATCCGTATAAAATATGTTATAATTGTGAATTTATAAATAACTAAAAGTGTATCAAATAAAATAATGACTCATAGACCAGTTGGTGCAGGTTCATCATTTGCATTTAGTGCAGGAACTGCTACCACATCATCAGCATTTACTGTTCAATCAGACACTTTGAGAGTTGTTGCAACCGGCGCAGCATTTATTTCTGTGGGAGCAACCCCTTCTGCAACTGCTGCTGATTACTATGTCCTTGCAAATGCTCCTGCAACAATTGCTTTGACAAAAGCATCTAATAGAGTTGTTGGAGTTAGAACAGGAACTACAACGATTGTTACAGTTCCGGAGGGAACTCAAGTTCCTTTTGGTGTTGGTGATTATGTAACTCTTACTGCAAGTGGACAGTCATATTATAACTTTACTCACCAAAGAGTAGTTTCAGTTGATACAACTTCGAACGTTGGTGGATATTATCAAACAAGAATGACTGTTGATTATAATTCTAGTGGCATTGTGACTGCATTTTCTTCTACAGAAGCAACTGTTGTTGCATCAAATAAAGTTTCTGCTTATGGAGTAGGAGCAGGAGCACTTTATTATCAGCAAGTACAAATTACCAATCAAGCATAATGAAACTCATCACAGAAGAAATTGAATCGGTAGAAGTTATTACCGAAAGTATAAACGGTAAAAAAACTCTTTATATTCAAGGACCATTTTTACAAACTGAAGTTGTAAACAGGAACGGTAGAATGTATCGTATGCCTGTAATGGAAAGAGAAGTGAAGCGTTATACTGAACAATATGTAAACAAGGGTCGTGCTCTTGGAGAACTTGGTCATCCAGATGGCCCTACAGTAAACCTTGATAGAGTTTCTCATAAAATTGTTTCTCTTCAAAGAGAGGGGAATAATTTTATTGGTAAAGCACAAATTCTTTCTACCCCAATGGGTAAGATTGCAGAGTCACTTCTCAAAGAAGGAGTAACTCTTGGTGTTTCTTCCCGTGGTATTGGATCAGTAAAACCAACTCGTGAAGGATTTACTGAGGTTGGTGAAGACTTTATGCTTGCAACCGCTGCTGATATTGTTGCTGACCCATCTGCACCTGATGCATTTGTTGAGGGAATTATGGAAGGTAAAGAGTGGGTATGGGATGGTGGAATGTTAAGAGAGAAAGTTGCAGGGAATACAAAACGTAGAATAAATACTCTCGTTGATGAAGGTGTTCTTGACGAATACAAGTTATCATTATTCAATGAGTTTTTAAACTCATTGTAATTTCTTAATTTATAAATAAATATAGATTTACTACAGGAAAATCGGAGAGTTCAAATGTCTCGTGGAGATTTACAAGAAATGGAAGTAGGCACTAAGCAATCCAAAACTGCTGTTAACGCAAACGCTAAAGCAGCAGATGCAATGCCACATCTGTCTGGTTCAACACCAGGACAAACTGGAGGATGGGAAGATCTTGGTGGACCAGATCCCACCAACTATCGTGCAGATGATGATTCAGCAAAGTTGAAGACCCCAGGTACAACCCTTAAGCAAGTTAAGGATGTTGTAAACAAGGGTGCTAAGCCTGCTGAAGCAATGAAGGGTGTAAAAGAGGAAGAAGAACTCGAAGACGAAGACCTGATTGAAGAAGAAACTGAAGAAGAGACTGAAGAGGAAATCGTAGAAGCTAAGCACGAAAAAGAAGGTAAGAAAGAGGAAGAAGACGAAGAGGAAGAAGAAGACGAAGAGGAAATGGAAGAGTCTTTTGATATTGAAGAGGATGTAAATGCTCTTCTTTCTGGCGAAGAACTCTCCGAAGAGTTTCAAGAAAAGGCACGTACTATCTTTGAAGCTGCTCTAGTTTCAAAAGTTGCTCAAATCAAAGAAAATCTTGAAGAGCAATATGCAGAAGCACTTGCTGAAGAAGTAGAAGAAATTAAGTCTACTCTCAGTGAGCGTGTTGATGCTTACCTTGAGTACGTTGCTGACGAGTGGATGCAAGAAAATGCACTCGTCATTGAAAATGGTCTTAAGACCGAAATGACCGAATCATTCCTTTCAGGAATGAAGGAACTTTTTGAAGCACATTATGTAACAATCCCTGAAGATAAATATGATGTTCTTAATAGTATGGTAGAAAAACTTGATGATATGGAAACAAAACTCAACGAGCAAATTGAGAAGAACGTTTCCCTAAACAAGCGTCTCGCAGAGTCGGTTGCCGAAGGAATCTTTGAAAAAGTCTCTGAGGGCCTTGCTGCTACTCAGAAAGACAAGCTCGCTTCACTTGCCGAAAGTGTTGAGTTTGAAAGTGAAGCAAAATATCGTGAAAAACTGGAGATGCTTAGAGATTCATATTTCTCTAGCACGAAATCTCCAAAAGCAAAACCTGAAAGTCTGTCAGAGCAAGTAGACAGTTCACCCGAATCTGTTTCGGGTACAATGGCTGCTTATCTTCAGACTCTTAAGGCAGTTGCTAGAAACTGAATTTAACATTAATCAAACGCAAACATTCACAAAGGTAAACGCAAATGTTCAACAACGAGCATCTGCAGGAAAAGTGGGCACCTCTCCTCAACTATGAGGGTCTTGATTCAATCAAAGATTCGCATCGTAGAGCGGTAACCGCTGTCCTGTTAGAAAACCAAGAAAGATTTTTAAGAGAGCAATCAGCATTTGAAAACGGTTCAATGTCAATGCTGATGGAATCCCCAACCAACAGCGGTAACGCTGCTGGTGCTCAGGGTGCATTCGGCGGAGCAGCTGCTGCTGGTGGTCCTACTGCAGGTTTTGACCCCGTTCTGATTTCACTAATCAGACGTTCAATGCCTAATCTGATCGCCTATGACGTTGCAGGTGTTCAACCAATGAGCGGTCCTACTGGACTCATTTTTGCAATGCGCTCACGTTACTCCACTCAAAGCGGAACTGAAACCTTCTACAACGAAGTTGATTCAGCATTCTCGGGTACTGACTCTGGATTCAATACCGGTATCGGTAGTGATTTCTCACAACCTGGTTCAGGTATTGGTACAACTGCACAGTCAGGAACAAACCCATCTGTCCTAAACGCTTCTTCAGTTGCTGCAACTGATTATAACGTTGGTCAGGGTATGACTACAGGTGATTCCGAAGCACTTGGTGACGGAACTTCTGGTAATGAATTTAACCAGATGGCATTCTCAATCGAGAAAGTCACTGTTACTGCTAAGTCACGCGCACTGAAGGCTGAGTACTCACTTGAGCTCGCTCAGGACCTTAAGGCAATTCACGGTCTGAACGCTGAAGCGGAATTAGCAAACATTCTCTCAACTGAGATTCTTGCTGAAATCAACCGCGAAGTTATCAGAACCATTTATCTGACCGCTGAGAAGGGTGCATCACAAAACGTTGCAACCGCTGGTGTATTTGACCTTGACGTTGATTCCAACGGTCGTTGGTCAGTTGAGAAGTTCAAGGGTCTGCTGTTCCAAATCGAAAGAGATGCGAACGCAATTGCTCAGAGAACTCGTCGCGGGAAGGGCAACATCGTCCTTTGCTCTGCTGACGTTGCTTCAGCACTGACAATGGCTGGTGTTCTTGATTACACCCCTGCACTCAACGCTAACCTCAATGTTGATGACACTGGCAATACTTTTGCTGGTACTCTGATGGGCAAATTCCGTGTCTACATTGACCCATATGCTGCTAACCTAACTACTGGTAACGCAGCTCCTACCGGTGGTAACCAGTACTATGTTGTTGGTTATAAGGGTTCTTCACCTTATGACGCTGGTCTCTTCTATTGCCCATATGTTCCTCTCCAAATGGTACGTGCCGTTGGTGAGAACAGCTTCCAGCCTAAGATCGGCTTTAAGACCCGTTACGGAATGGTTGCAAACCCATTCGCTGAGGGTACTACCCAGGGTCTTGGAAGACTTAATGTTAACACCAACCGCTACTATCGTAGAGTTGCTGTTAAAAATTTAATGTGAGTCTTATTTACATTAAATCTTCAGAGGGTCCAAAAGACCCTCTTTTTTTATAAATAAAAATGTAAGAATATATTGTGAACGATGCCTAGACCAGTTAAAAACACTTCTGGATATTATGGGGACGGAAAAACAAAAAGAAATGCAGAAAATCATCGTCTAAATGTAATGATTCGTAGAGATAAACACAAACAACAATTAGTTGAATATTTTAATAATAAATGTAATGATTGTGGTCTAAGTTTTCCAATTTGTTGTTATGATTTTCACCACATTGATTCTTCAACAAAATCTTTTGAAATTGCTCCAAGACTAGATGGGAATATTAACACTATAATGGAAGAGGTAAAAAAGTGCATAATGGTTTGTTCAAACTGTCATAGAATTAGGCATTATAAAGAAAATAGAAGCAAATCAATCTAAATACTTAAAAAAAGATGGCAAAGGCATCGCAGATAGAAAATAGAAATTTTTTATCACCTACTGGATTCAAGTTTACCTTAACAAGGTTTCCTAAAGTATCTTTCTTCTGTAATGAAGCGAACATACCAGAAATGACTTTGGGCATTGTAAATCAATCAACCTATCTAAAAGATATTGATATCCCTGGAGATAAAATTGTTTTTGGTGATTTAAATTTAAGATTTCTTGTTGATGAAAGTTTAGAAAATTATAATACTATTCAAAATTGGATTCGTGGTCTTGGATATCCGGAAAAGTTAAGTCAATTTGCAGACCTTAATAATGCAGAGGCTTATGGTGGAGCAAACTACGTGCAGAAAGGTTTAAACATTTATTCTGATGCAACTCTGCAGGTTCTATCGAGTAGTCAAGTACCAAACTTTCAAGTTCAATTTAAAGATCTTTTTCCATACTCATTAGCAACACTTACGTTTGATGCAACTCAAACAGACATTCAATACTTTACAGCAGACGTAAGTTTCAAGTATACTATTTACAATATAACTGACCTAGGTGGCAATCCTTTATGACCATTGATCTTGATAAAGTTCAAGAAATGTGGGAGAAAGATTCAAAAATAGATCCAGACAATTTACACACAGAATCTTTAAACATCCCAGTTCTTCATTCAAAATACTTTGATCTTTACAATACAATATTTCTTCTGAGGAAAAAAGCAGAGCAACAAAAAAGAAATATTCGCCACGAAAGATACGAGTACTATTCTGGCAAATCAGATCCAGAAGTTTATATTGATAATCCCTTTCCCAAAAAGATTCGGGATAAAGACACGATGCAAAAATATCTTGATGCAGATGAAAAACTTTCTACTGTTTGTTTGAAGATAGATTATTATGATACAATGCTTGTTTATATTGAAAGCATTTTGAAAATGATACAAAATAGAACGTATCAAATTAAAAATGCAATTGAATTTATGAGATTTAACGCTGGACTGGGGTAAATAAATATTCATAGATGAATGGATCATCGTGAATACAACAGACCTCGTAATATCTAAATCAAACGAAGTATTTTTAAAAATTAATACAGAACCTCATATTGAATATGAACTTAGAGATCACTTTAAGTTTGAGGTTCCTAATGCCAAATTTATGCCACAATATCGTGGTAGAAATTGGAACGGAGAGATTCACCTGTATGATATGAGATCTAAACAAATTTATGTTGGACTCTTGGATAAGATTGTCAATTTTTGTGAGCAATACGGATATTCTTATAAGTTTGAAGAAAATAAATTCTATGGACAACCTTTTGAGGTCAATGAGTTAATCTCATACGAAGGTGTCAAAGATTATATGCACTCTATTTGTGCTCATTCTCCACGACAGTATCAAATAGAGGGAGTATACGATGCTCTAAAACATAATCGAAAGCTACTGATAAGTCCCACTGCATCAGGCAAATCTCTGATGATTTATTCATTAGTGAGATACTATGTAGATAGGAACGAAAAAATACTTTTAGTCGTTCCAACGACATCTCTGGTAGAGCAGATGTATAAGGATTTCCAGGATTATGGTTGGGATGCTGAGACATATTGCCACCGTATTTATTCTGGTAGAGAAAAAACAAATGAGTTTCCAGTTACAATTACAACTTGGCAATCAGTCTATAAACTAGAACGTTCATTCTTTGAAGATTATGGTGTCATTATAGGCGATGAAGCACATTTATTCAAGAGCAAATCTCTTGTAGAAATTATGACTAAACTTCATCACGCTAAGTATCGTTTTGGATTCACTGGAACATTAGATGGTACGCAAACTCACAAGTGGGTTCTGGAAGGATTATTTGGTCCATCATACAAAGTAACCAGAACTGATGAATTGATGAGACAAGGACACTTATCTCAACTTGATATTCAGTGCATTGTTCTTAAACATTCTCCACAGAAGTTTGAAACATATGAAGATGAGATACAATATCTAATCTCTCACGAACAAAGAAATAACTTTATTAAAAATCTTACTCTAGATTTAAAGGGCAATACTCTTGTTCTTTTTTCTAGAGTAGAGGCACACGGAGCAATACTCTACGAAAAGATAAATAGTTCGAAGCGAGATGAACGTAAAGTATTCTTTGTTCATGGTGGTGTAGATGCGGAAGAAAGAGAATTGGTAAGGGAGATAACGGAGAGGGAAAACAACGCAGTTATTGTTGCTTCTTATGGAACTTTTTCTACTGGTGTCAACATTAAAAACCTCCATAATGTTATCTT